CATTGTACGGCGTGTTTGTTGGTTGGTTCATCATCAACCAATAAGCACGACCCCAAAATTGTCAGACCCCTACGCTAGATTAAAACTACCTACTAAAAGAAAGGCTAATCAAATGAATGAATTAGCATTAGAACAAATCACTAAGGCAACCTGCCTAGTGTGCGGTGATAAGTTAGCACCGTTTGAAATTGAATCCTCTATCTGCATTATGTGTGAGGATTAATTATGTTTCTATTTCACTTGCGTGATGTGTTGCTATTCGTTGCGGTATTCTCATTACCTGCACTATTGCTTGAATTGCAATTACTAGTTATTGGATTAAACGGAATGTCTATCAATGTAATGATAGCAACCGTTGCTATTGGTTTACTATCTGCAATAGGTGCGGTAGTTATTGAAGCAATCGAGGGGTAGTCAATGGAATTATTATTTGGTTTCATTATGGTACTAGTTATGATTGGTGCATACCTAGCAAGCATAGATGATTTCTAGAACCGCATTATGCTTCAAAAATAAAACCGCATTATGCTTAAAAAATAATCAGGCATTATGCTCAAGAAAATTTCACTAGATTAAATGTCTAGTGATTTTTTTTGTGCTTGTATGTGCTCAGTATTTTTTTTGAAAGCTTTTTTGAAAATTCGGCATCATACAAATAAAAATCTCATTCACATTTTCTTCAAAATAGGTCTAGCTGCAGATCTAAAAAAAATATTTGCATTCACATTTTATAGTATTATATATATGTGACCTACATCACATTAATATATAACAAAATAATAACAAATAGATAACGTTTGTATAACAATAATATATTGGATACAATCTAGGGTATAATATCTATACACATTGCCTTATGGGGTGTGAATTTAACTCGCTTAAAAGGAGCAAAAAATGAAATATACAACAACGTGGGCAAATGACCCATACATGATCGGATGGGAAAGTTTTTTTCCAAAGCTAGAAACTTTAGCAAAAACAAATGCAGCTAGCTTTCCTCCATATAACGTTAAAAAAATCAGTGAAGACAACTTTGTTATTGAATTGGCAGTAGCTGGCTACAATAAGTCAAATCTAACTATTACTGAAGAAGATTGCTGTGTGACGGTAGATGGAGAACTTCCAGAAACAAATGATGAATATATCCATAAAGGAATTGCAGGGCGTAAGTTCAAAAGAACATTTGCTTTAGCAGAATATATGGAAGTCTCGGATGCAAAACTAAATGATGGTATTTTATCCATTATAATTACAAGGAATATCCCTGAAGAGAAAAAGCCAAAAGCTATCTCTATCAAGTAGCTAAAAGCTATAGGTTTACCTTGGGATGGGTAAGTGTCCTGAGTAAAGACATAAAACTGCTCATTTTATATTTACAATTTTATTTTTCGGGGGATGTGGAAGACTTTTCTTCTGATTCAAAATCTGGTACATTCAATGCAGGTAGAGGTGACATAATATTACCTTGACGATGTAATTCCATAAGCTTTAATACATCTTCACCTTTATCTTGACTATCAGCAATTAGTACCAGAAGATCATAAATTCGACCTAACATGATATATAGGATAGTTCCTAGATTATCATTCATATTCTTTACTTCTGTGTCAATTTGTTCTTCTGACATATATAATCCTTTGTTAGTAAGTACCTATTATAGCAACTCTTTTTATCTTGTGTCAAGTTATATAGGGAGTTGGTGTTTTGTTCTCTTTTCGCCGAACGCCACCGCCGAAATTTTATTTTTTTTTGCTGTATAATGGTTAGTACAATCCCAAACGGGAATAACATTGGAGAAATATATGTCAAAGTCACAGATGGCAATGCTACAGTCATACGGAAGATCCTTCCTGGCAGCAGCAATTGCATTGTACTTAGCAGGTGTTACTGAATGGCAGAGTTATTTATCTGCTCTAGTCGCAGCATTTGCACCAGTAGCAATTCGCTACATGAATAAGAACGATATTGCATTTGGTAAGAATGCAACCCCAGAATCACTAGCCAAGCAAGCAGTTGATATTGCAGAAATGGTAACAAAGCAAGCCCCAAAAGCAAAAACTGCAAGTGCACCAGCTGCACCTGCAAAAAAGGCAACTAAGGCACCTGCTAAAAAATCTACAGCAAAGAAGACTACTTCAAAGTAGTCTTTGTGGAAGTGTATAGATAATGACTCCAAATGAATGGTTGATGACTATTGCTGCAACAATAACTGCAATTGGAGTTATCAGTGTTGGGCTATATAAAGCTACAAAACTTGTAAAAAGATTTATACACTTCCTAGATGATTACTTTGGTGAAGAGCCAAGACCAGGATTTGATGGTCGTCCTGGAATGCAAGAAAGATTAAGATTTATGGAAGAAGAAATTGCTTGCATATCTTTTGAAATGAGACCTAATCATGGCACATCTATTAAAGATGCTGTTGGTCGTATTGAAGAGCGTTTAGAAAAACTAGAACGCAATTAACAGAAAGTAAAGTTTTGAAATTTGGTTTCAATAATTGCGATGGCAGTATTAAAACTGGCTACGGATACGCAACACATAAAATAATTACCAATATTGGTAAGACAAATCATAGTCTTTTAATTGAGCGAGAAAACCCAGTTGAAATAACTTTTAGCCATCCCCAATTCTATAAATTTCATGGAAAAAATTCCCACAAGATTGGATATACCGCTTGGGAGTCAACTGAGCTTCAACCTATGTGGCAAGAGTATATTTCCCACCTTGATGAAATGTGGGTGCCTAATCAATTCTGTAAAGATGTATTTAGTAAATTTACAGACAAAGAAATATATGTGTTTCCACATGGAGTAGACGATACTTGGGCTCCTATTGAAAGAAAAGTAGAAGATAAGATAAAGTTCCTGCATTTGGGGCATCCTGCTTACCGTAAAAACTTACCAGAAGTTATTAATACTTTTCTTGAATTATATGCTGGAAGAAAAGATGTAGAGTTAACAGTAAAAGCATATTCAGCAGCAGAGTTTGAAATTAATGAGCCAAACATTAACGTGGTTGTGGAAACCGTTACTTATTCAGAGCTTGCTAGCTTTGTTGGTCAGCACCACGCTTTGCTTTATCCTTCTTGGGGAGAAGGGTTTGGTCTCATGCCACTACAAGCATTAGCCACAGGTATGCCAGTTGTTATGACAGATGGTTGGTGTGACTACAAAGAGCATTGTCCAGAGCTAGTTATTAATTCTGAACTAGTGTACAACCCCTGGCAATTAATTCATCCTGGAAAAATGTTTAGACCTGACCTAAATCATTTTGCTGCTCTTGTGCAACATACAGAAAAAAATATAGAGTCCATACTTGAAGTTCAGGCTAAGAGGGCTTTGGATGTTCATAAAAAATGGAAATGGGAAAAGGTTGTAAGAGATCACCTTGATTCTGTTGAAGCCCGTTTAATGATATAATTTTGTTATGACAGAGATTAGCGTAGATTACATTGAAGAAGACAACCTACTATCTTCTCTAATTTTAGCACCAACATCTGAAGATGGATCCAGCACAGTTGGATCTACCACAACCTATAATTTTGAAACTGGACAAGCTTTTGTTGCTGCTAGCGAAGACAATTTTAACGTAGAAATTGCTCTTGTAGATAACGTTGGTCCAGTAATGTCTGTAAATGGAAAAACTGGAGACGTAGTAATTGACTATCCAGACATTGGCACTAATCCAGTAAACAATGTAAGACATACCCATATACAGTCTACAATTGCTGCAGAGTGGACAATTAACCACAACTTAAACTTTTATCCAAATGTTACCGTTTTGGACAACGCAAGCAGAATCCTTGAAACTGACTTAGTGTATTTGAATGCAAACACTGTTAAAATAGTAATGAACAGTGCTTCAAGCGGTACAGCGTATCTAACTTAGCCCTGTTACTTCAATAGGGAAAACTGATTATTATGGCATCGAGACTGTTTACAGTTGATTTAGACCTTGGACTAAACAAGGCAAAAAGATTTATTTTTGAGGATTTTTCAACAAATCCAAGTACAGACCTAACTACAGGTCGTATTATTTACTTTACAGGAGCAGGTTCAGACCAGAACCATCTAAGACTTTACAATGGTACCGCATGGAAAACCGTTGCATTCACCGATGATGTTCCAACCATTGCCATCAATCTTGATGCACCAGACCTATTTACAGTATCAGGCTCTCCTGCTAATGCTTCAGGTACGCTAGCTTTTGAGTGGAATACAGCAGCAGTTAACACTGTTCTTGCTGGACCAGGAGCTGGTTCAACAGCAGCTATTCCAACATTTAGATCACTTGTAGCTGCAGACATTCCAGAAGTTACAGCTTCAAAGATTTCTAATTTCCAAGAAGCTTCAGAAGATGTAATTGGAAACATTCTTACAACATCAACTCACAACGGAATTTCTGTTGTATATGGTGATCCAGGAGGAACACTTGCACTAACTAACACTGGTGTAGTTTCTTTGGCTGGAACAACAAACGAAGTTGAAGTTACAAATACAGGAACTGCTTATACAGTTGGTCTTCCAGACAACGTAACAATTGGTGGAAAACTTACTGTAACTGGAGACTTGCAAGTTGATGGAACCACAACAACTCTTAACACAGAAACTCTTGCTGTAGAAGATAATATCGTTCTTCTTAACAAGAATGTTACTGGAACTCCATCTGCTAATGCAGGTATTGAAGTTGAGCGTGGAACTTCTGATAACGCATCAATTCTTTGGAACGAAACAACTGACAAGTGGACTGCAGGTATTACTGGTTCAGAAATTGCAATTGCTAGAAAGTTTGTTACAACAACAACTGGAACAACTCATACAATTACTCACAACCTAGCAACATCAGATGTTACAGTTAATTGCTGGTTGGCAGGTGCTCAGGTAGATGCTGCAATTGTAGTTACCGATGCAAATACTGTTACAGTAACAACAAACAGCTCAATTACAGACCTTAAGACGGTAGTTGTTGGATAATGCTTCCAGGATTTAAATCTTTTAAGATTTACCGTGGAGATACTTTTGCTTTTCAAATGACATTGAAAACTAGCTCAACAACATTTTTAAATGTTACTGATTCGGTTTTTGTTGCTCAAATAAAAGAAAAAAATAAAACTACAGTAGCTGCAACATTTCAAGTTACAAAAGAAAATCTTCTTGGTGGAGTAATTAAAGCAACTTTGTCTTCTACAGAATCTGCAAAACTTATTGCTAATAAAGCTTACGTTTATGATATCGAAATGACAAATGGAACAAACAAGACTACAATTCTAACTGGTCCAATTTTAGTTACTGCAGATGTTTCGTTTGCTTCCTAATATATAATATATATAATTTATATTATTCATATAATAATACTTTAAAACTATCTTTATTATATAAATAACAATTATACACTACTTCCTAGTTCACTGACTAGAAATTTAATCTTTTTTGTTAAATCGTTACCTAAATGTAATATTGTATTACAAGCTATGCATTTAAATACTGGTTCTTCTGATTCTGTAAACCAAGGAAGCATATGCATATGATCTGGATTTCCAGGACATCTAATTTCTGGAGCCACTTTAGCTGATTGTAATTTATTGTAAATATGTAATTCTTGTATTGTTATCATGACTTAATCTTATCACACACCCCGATTTCAGAACTGTGACCAATATGGTGTAGAATAGAGTTACTCGCAATCAGCGAAACTAAATTTTAAATACTTCGGAGATGATTTTAATGACCTATGTTCTACCCACTGCATACCAGCAGGTAATCCACAAGACACGCTATGCGAGATGGATGGAATCGGAAAACCGCAGAGAAAATTGGGATGAAACCGTAGGTCGCTATACCTCATACATGTTTGAAGCACTTGAAAAGCATAATGGATATGTTATGTCTGACAAGATTAAGAAACAAATTTCAGAGGCTATTTTAAAAACTAGGGTAATGCCGTCCATGAGAGGTTTAATGACCGCAGGACCTGCCTTAGATCGTGATAGCACCTGTCTCTACAATTGCTCTTACCTTCCAGTAGACTCTCTTCGCTCTTTTGACGAAGGCATGTATATTCTTATGTGTGGAACTGGTGTTGGATACTCCGTAGAGTCACGTTATGTAAATCAGTTACCAGAAATCTCCGAACATTTTGAAAAAACAGATACTACCATTGTTGTAGAAGATTCTAAAGCAGGTTGGGCTAGATCATTAAAAGAACTTCTTGCACTTTTATGGCAAGGTCAGATTCCATCTTGGGATATGTCTCAGGTACGTCCTGCAGGTGCTCGCCTTAAAACATTTGGTGGTCGTGCATCTGGTCCAGATCCACTAGATCGTCTATTTAAGTTTTCTGTTGCAGTTGTAAAAAATGCAGCAGGTAGAAAATTAACACCGCTAGAAGCACATGACTTAATGTGTAAAATTGCAGAAGTTGTAGTAGTAGGTGGGGTTCGTAGATCAGCAATGATTTCTCTTTCAGACCTAGAAGATAGAAATATGGCAGCAGCAAAATCTGGATCATGGTGGGAATATTCAGGTCAAAGAGCTCTTGCAAATAATTCTGCAGTTTATGGAACTCGTCCAACCATGGAAGTATTTATGGATGAATGGAAAGCACTTTATGACTCAAAGTCAGGAGAGCGTGGAATTTTTAGTCGTGCAGCAGCACAAAATGTTGCAGAAAAGAATGGTCGTAGAGACCACACTGTAGATTTTGGAACTAACCCATGTTCTGAAATTATTTTACGTCCTTACCAGTTTTGCAACCTTACAGAAGTTATTGTTCGTGACACAGACACTCTTGAGGAACTAAAAGACAAGGTTGAATTGGCAACTATTCTTGGAACCGTTCAGTCTTCATTTACTAGATTTAAGTACCTAAGAAAAATTTGGCAGAAGAACTCAGAGGAAGAAAGTTTACTTGGTGTCTCACTAACAGGTCAGCTATCACATCCTGTCTTGAATGGTTCTAGAGGCGTAGAAGAGCTTTCCAAGTGGCTTGATGAAATGCGTGAGCATGCAGTTAAAATTAATGCAAAATGGGCTAAAGAAATTGGAGTAAACCAGGCAGCAGCAATTACATGTGTTAAGCCATCTGGTACAGTTTCTCAATTAGTAAATGCATCTTCAGGAATGCACCCATGGCACTCACAGTATTACACACGCACAATTCGTGGAGATATGAAAGACCCAATTACATCATTCTTGGTAGATATGGGAATTAAGCATGAGCCAGATGTAATGAAACCAAATGACACTATGGTGTTTTCATTTCCTATTGCTGCACCAGAAGGTGCAACACTAAGACAAGATCTAACTGCTGTGCAGCACTTAGATATTTGGCTTACTTACCAAAGACATTGGGCAGAACACAAGCCTTCTATTACTGTTTCTGTTAAAGAAAATGAATGGATGGCAGTAGGTGCTTGGGTATACGAACACATTGATGAAATGTCTGGAGTATCCTTTTTGCCTTATTCAGAGCATACATACCAACAGGCTCCATACCAAGAATGCACAAAGGAAGAGTATGAAGCACTAGTTTCTGAAACTCCTGCAGACCTTGACTGGAAGTGGTTAGAGATTTACGAAACATTTGACGGAACTACAAGTGTTCAAGATCTTGCATGTGTTGCAGGTGCTTGTGATATAAGCGATTTTGGTACCGCTAAAACTGTATAATGTATAAGAGGAAATTATGTCTTATTCAGCTCTTATATTAAAAGATTCCCCAGAAGCCATATGGTCAATGGACGAGGTTAGTGGAGCAATCATATATGCTGATGCTTTTATAAATAGCGAAACCTACAATGGGCTAGCTGCTTTCAATAAATACTCTAGAAATTTTATTCCAATGACATATGGTGGAAAAACCTGTTTGTCAAATAAAGGAAGCTATACAAGTAATTATTCAACCAATAATAAAATTTTTTCCGTTCCTTCACTTGGAAAATTTTCATCACAAACAAGAGGGTCAGCCCATACATTAGAGTTTTGGATGAATTTGTCTATAAGTCCAGAACAATTATCTTCAGGTGCTGCTTCTAGAACTGGAGAGTCAAAAATTGTTGCATTTTCAGGGGCAACCAATACTGGACTATACATTAGAGATTTGGACTATTTAGTTTTTAAAATTGGAGATACCTCAAGTAATAGAATTTATGAGTCTTCCGTACATGTGCCAAACTTTAATACACCATTACATATTATGGTTGTTTATACAACATATTCAATACAACTTATTGTAAACGGTGTTTCTGGAAACATTCCAATTATTGAGGATGAAGTTTTTGGAGCAGAAGAAACCAGGACAATAGATTTTTTGTTTCCAAATAGAATTAATAGCAGTTCACAATATTTTGATGGAGTTACTTATGACACTATAGCAATTTATCCAAATGCCTTAGATTCTTCTGTAGCAAAAAGACATTACGTTTATGGTCTTGGATACAATGTTCCAAAGTATATTTATAAATCTCTTGGTGGCGTTAGCTATGAAACAAATATGCAACAAACTCAGCCATTAAAACAAATAAATTATGTAGATAACAATACTTGGTCAAATAGAGCAGTATTAAAAAATCTTTTAGCAAATAATAATAACCTATCAACCGTAAATTACAATAACCATTCCCTGAATCTATCTTCTGACAATGTTTCTTTTTCTCAAGAAGATATGTTTGCAATTTTAAGTGGAGAGTCTTTTATTAAATTCCCAAGCGACTGCTATAGCTATGTTGAAGTAAATAATCACGAATCTATTACAGACGGAAATACAAAAAAAATAGAAGCTGTTTTTAAGATAGATTCTAGCCACGCTACAACAGGAGACCAACAGCTTATGTATATTGGTTCAAAGTCTGTATCGGATAAATATATTAGCTGTTTAATAAATAACAAAAATGTAATTGTTAAATATAAAACCCAAAGTGGCACTGAAACAACACTTTTTACACACGCTATTTATACAACATCAACATCATTTTTAATATCAGTAGCAAAAAACGGACCCGATATTGTAATTAGAGTTATAGATGATAACAACGATAAAACTACTGGAACAATAACATCTTCCAATATTTTCCCCATACAAGATTCTTTTATCAGATTTGGAAGTAGCCCAGTTTTCCAAGGATCAATAGTTCCAAAAGGAATAGAAACTTCAGAAATAAAAAGATTTGATGGATATCTATCTCATGTAGATATTATTGATTCTTCAAGCGTTACGGCTAATTGGAGTGCCAGACAAACAAAAGGAATTTCAAGCCTATATCAACTATATTCAAAATATTACAATAGGTCAATTGCAGTTGCAACTAGTGGGTCTTTTACTATGACACTATCTTTAACAGATTTAATTGGACTTGACAAACATGATGCTACTTTTGCTTCTGGAATTTTTCTAGCTCCAAAATGTGAAATTGGTTCTAATTCAGCAGAAATATCTTATGATTTGAAAACAATTGTTGGATCAACTACATCTACTATTGAATCTGGAACCAACATTAGATTAATAAATATTCCAACCAACATTCCTTCTACAGTAAAAGCACAAGAAGTTCAATATCAAATATCTGGAACTTTAAGATCATCAGACATTTATCAAACACCTGGAATATTAGATTATTTTAGAATTTATACCTATGAGGTACTTCAAGAAGATTCAAGAAACTACATAGAGATTAATGACACAAATCCTGGAAAAAACCCTATGTATTTTTCTGGATACAGTTCATCAACAAATCAGGCATTTCAATTCTTACCAGAACTTGAAAAAACCACAGACTTACACAGAGCGTTTTATACTGGAGTTAGAGTTGGATCACATAACTCTAAAAATCCTTATATTAAGATACCATTTGATGTTAAAGGAATTACATCAGATGCAACAACAGAAATTTATAGCGTTATGTTTAGTGGAAAAGGCATTGGGGATCCAGCACTAATAGAATTTTTTAGAACAACTGGAATCCAGGTAACATCTGCAGATCCAGAAGATACAGGAGTCCAGGTTTATATTAACGGAGAAAGGTTTAGCGAATCAGCCACTTATGATTTTTCTGCATGGAACTATTACTCAATAGTATTTACAAATGGAATTCCATACAACTCTAATCTATTTTTTGGATTTGCTGGATCTGGCTGGATGGTAGATAACATTGCAGTTTTGACATCTATTCCTTCAGATCAAGAATACTTTTATAATATTTTATTTTCTACAAGCTCAATTAGAGTTCCAGATGGATCAGCAGGATCATTTAGAAATATTTTAATATCAGATAGCGAGGCATCTGATGGAAGAAACACATATCAGCCATTAGCTAATCAAAAGTCCTTCTTAAGTTTTTCTAGCTGCCCAAGACTGGCATCTACTGTAAACATTCCAATTACAAGTGTTAGTACAAAGTGGCATCTTATTTATAATTCAAACAGAGACTTATTAATGGTGGATAACTCAGAAATTGTTCCAGGAGATATAATTTTGCTTAAAAATCAAGCAACAGCTTCTCAAAATGGCATCTACACTGTAGACAGCATTGACACAGCAAAAGCTATATTAACAAAAACTACCTTGCCAGCAGATGGATCTGTTGTATTTGTTAAGGGTGGAAAAGAAAATAGAAGTTATTATTATTTAAAGACTACCGTTAGCTCAAGTCCAGTTTTTACTCAAACACAAACCCAGAAAAAAGTTTTAGGTTTTAATAAGAGTGCACCTTCACTAACAACATCTGTACTTTCGTCTGCTTAATTGCGTAATTATTATAAAAATGGTATCATTGTGGTATGTCAAAATCAAATAATAAACTAAGTGTTGTAGAAAGCAAGTCTTCTCATGGAATTTATGTATGGGTCCTGCCTAATGGAGAGCCATTTATGGACAATGAAGGCAATACATTAAATGTTCCATCGGTCCAGTATGATATTTCAAAAATGAAATCACTTGCAGATGCTGCAGCATATTGGGGTAAGCCAGAAGGAACTGCAAAGTTTATGCCTGGAGTTGGAAGAGCTACAGATACACAAGCAAGAGAAGATATTGAAAGAATGGCTGAGGGATTGACACCTTATGGCGATTCAGAAAACTGGAAAGAGTTGTTTAACAATGGAAGAAACTAACAGAGAAGTAAGTGGAGTAAAGCTTTTTTCAACACCTAAAGCTGAATCTCCTTGGACTGGATCAGACGAATTTAAAAAGTCTGGAGACGATATTCTTTCTCTTTCTGGTCTTAGTCACAATTTTCGCAGAGCTGCAAAGCGTAAACTAGAAAAAGCAGACAATAATGAACTAAGTGGTCAAGGTGCTTCATCTAAGCAAATGATTCCAGACAAGTATGGATATGGTCTATTTGATGTAATTGAGCCCCCATATAATTTATCTTCGTTGGCAAAAATATTTGAAGTTTCATCAGCAAACTACGCAGCTATTCAAGCAAAGGTTGCTAATATTGTTGGTCTTGGGTATGAACTACAAGAAACATTGCAGGTTCAGCAAAGATTTGAAGAAATGACTGACATGGATCAGCTTGCTCGTGCAAGAAGAAAAATGGAAAGAGTAAAGCTAGAAGTAACAGAATGGATAGAGTCTCGTAATGATGATGACACATTTACTGCAACTTTAATGAAAGCTTATATTGATAAAGAAGCCACTGGAAATGGATACCTAGAAATTGGCAGAACCTCTGCTGGAGAAATTGGATATATTGGTCACATCCCAGCAGCAACAATGCGTATCCGCAGACTTCGTGATGGATTTGTTCAAATCGTAAATGGTAAGGCAGTATTTTTTAGAAACTTCCAGGATGTAAGCCAGCCAAATCCAGTTGGATCAGATGCTCGTCCAAATGAAATTATTCACTTAAAAGAATATACCCCAACAAATACTTATTATGGAATTCCACCAATTGTAACTGCTAAAAATGCAATGGCTGGAAACGAATTTGCATCAAAGTACAATTTGGAATACTTTGAGAATAAAGCAGTTCCTCGTTATATTTTTTGGCTAAAGGGTGCAAAGTTTACTCCAGAAGCAGAACAAAAACTATTTGAATTTATGCAAAATAACATGCGTGGTCAAAATCATAGAACAGTAGTAGTCCCACTACCTCCTGATGACGGTGTAAACAAGGTAGAAATGAAGATGGAAGCAATTGAAAACGGCATTCAGGACTCTTCATTTAACAATTACAGAAAAGCAAATCGTGAAGAAATTCTTATGGCTCATCGTACCCCAATTTCTAAAATTGGATCAGCAGAGAATATTTCTCTTGCAAATGCTCGTGAATCAGACAGAACATTTAAAGAACAGGTATGTAGACCACAACAGGACATTCTAGAAAAGAAAATTAATAGAATTATTGCTGAAAAAACAGACATGTTTAAGCTTCACTTTAAAGAACTTACCCTTACAGATGAAGACACTCAGTCAAAGATTGACGAAAGATATCTTCGTATGCAGGTTGTTATGCCAAATGAAATTAGACCAAGACTTGGACTATCTCCAATTTCAGGTGGGGATGAACCAGTTCAATTAACAGGTCAACAGGCAGCAGACCAAACAGCAAGAGCAACTTCTAATAGAAGAAGAGACCAAGAAAGAACTGGTAATGCTGCAGACTCTGGAACTGGAACAAGAGCAACTCAAGGCGAAGGTAGACAACAACAATAACACTTATAATAACAAAAGTGTTATATAATAAGAATGCTATGGTAGATTTACAAAAGGCTTCATTATCTACTAATGGTCAGCAAGTAACGCTGACAATGCCTATTTCAAAAATTGATGTCGAAAAGAGAATAGTCTCTGGCTTCGCAACACTTGATAACATTGACCGTCAAGGTGATCGTGTATCTGCTGACGCATCCCAAAAAGCATTTGAAAATTTTAGAGGAAATGTTCGCCTCATGCACCAGCCAATTCCTGCTGGAAAAGTAGTAAACTTTAGAACAGAAACATTTTTTGATCAAGCAACAAATAAACAATACAGTGGAGTATTTGTGGACACATACATCTCAAAGGGTGCTTCAGATATCTGGGAAATGGTTCTTGACGGAACACTTACTGGATTTTCAATTGGTGGAGCAGTAAAAGACTCAGATAATGTGTACGACCCAGAACTAGAGCATACCGTTAGAATTATTAAAGACTATGATTTGGTTGAACTGTCACTTGTTGACTCACCAGCAAATCAACTAGCAAATATTTTTTCAATTCAAAAAACAAATACCGTAGCAGAAGGAATTTTTGAAAAATCTCACATTGACAATGTTTTCTGGTGTGAAACAGATGGTGTTGCATTCACTGGAGAACTAGAATCAAAAGAATGTGCTCTTTGCAGTAAGACACTTGACTCAATTGGATGGGTAGAAACAATGGAAGGCGAAGACCTTTCAAAGGCTATTTCTAAAGCATTAGACCTACACTTAAACAAGGGAAATGTAATTACAAATGAAGAAACTGCAAATAAATATCCAAGCCAAAATAGAAAATTTAAATCAGATTTAGAAGATGACGATGAAGAAAAAGGCTATGGTAGTAAGAAGAAAAAAGAAATGTCTAAGGCTTCATTTTCAACTGGAGACTTTGTTCAATGGGGATCATCTGGCGGAACTGCTCGTGGAAAGGTAACAAGAGTAGTAACTAATGGTAAAATTAATGTACCTAACTCGTCTGTAACGGTAACTGGAACTCCAGAAGATCCTGCAGTTGTTATTACCGTTTATAGAAAAGAAGGAAATTCGTGGAAACCAACGGAAACAAAGGTTGGACATAAAATGAAAACTTTAAGAGCTTGGAATGCAAAGGTAAAGAAATTCTTTGGAATTCCTACAAAAGAATTACTGTCTGAAGAGACAGTAGATAAGGCAATTGGAACAGATATCCAAATTGAGTCAGTTGCCACCAAAAATAATGAAGGAGGTGTTATCGTGGCTGATAATGAAGAAGTAACAACCGAAGAGGTTGTTGAAGTAGACGAAGTAGTCGAAGGTGCAGAAGATGTTGTAGAAACAGAAGAAACTCCTAAGACTGAAGAAGCAGTAGCTGAAGAAGCTCCTGCAGAAGAGGCTGCTACAGAAGAATCTGTAGAAAAGTCAGATGAGGTTGCCACTGACGCTTCCACCGAAAATAACGGTGAAGCGATTGACTTGGTAAAAGCATTGGACGAAATCAAAGATTTTATTTCTGCAACTGTACTGGAAGGTACAGCTAAAAGTGCAGAATCTGTAAATGCTGTTGCAAAGAGTGTTGCAGACGTAACAAGTTCTTTTGCAACAAAGCAAGAAGAGCTGTCAAAGACTCTAGCTGAGGTTCAAGAAACCATTTCACAGATTATTAATCGTGTGGACGCAGTTGAGTCAGATACAGCAGTAAAGAAGTCTGGAGAATTAGAAAATGCTCCAGAGAATAATTCCACATTGAAGAAATCAATGTGGGGCGGGCGTTTCCTCGGTTCCGCAGAATATATTAACTAAGAAAAGGTGGTGAAAAAATAAAAATGAGTGATAATATTTTAGAAAAGGCTGCTGCTAGCGGTACAGTTCTCTCCCCACTTGAATCTCCAGGTGCTATGACGGCACAGGGAAACTCAGGTGACAATGGTGGTGTACTAAACCCAGCACAGTCAGCACAATTTATCGATTATATCTTTGATGAGATGGTTCTTGCCAATGATGGTCGTAGAGTAGTTATGCGTGGTAATACAATGGAACTCGATAAGGTTCGTGTTGGTTCACGTCTTGTTGCTAAGGCAACACAAGCTGAGGACACAGGTGCAAACGCTGCCCCAGCATTCACAAAGATTGAATTAACAACAACCAAGTTCCGTCTAGACTACGAACTTTCAACAGAATCCCTAGAGGATAATATTGAAGGTCAGCAGTTAGAAGATCACGTTGTACGTTTGATGGCAACTCAGTTCGGTAACGATCTTGAGGATATTGCAATCAATGGTCGTCCAGGAACATCTGGCAATGGTACTTACAATAATACCCTTGCAGGATTTATCCGTCAGACACTTGATACTAACTTCGCAGGTGCTCACGAAGCTGCAGCAGCTGCTGCAACTTTGACAGGCATTTGGGACAATGGTGCAGCTGGTACAACCAAGCTAAGCCTAGAAGCATTGGAGACTATCTACAATGCTCTACCTCGCAAGTTCAAGGCTCGCCGTCAGGATCTGAAGTTCTACATGAACAGCAAGCATCTTCAGGAACTAATCGCTGAACTCCGTCAAATCGGAGCAGGTGGTGTTCCAGAGGCTGTTGCACAGAGAGTAATTGATGGCGTTCTGCCACAGATTGGTGGACCAGCAGGTGCACAGTATCTAATCTTCGGACTCCCAGTACTAGAAGTTCCTTTGTACCCAGACAACTTTGTTGATCTGACCGTACCAAGCAACCGTATTTGGGGCTTCCAGAGAGATGTTACTGTACATCGTGAGTTCAAGCCAAAGAAGGACACAATGGAATACACAGTATTCGTTCGCATGGGTGTCGCACTTGAAGAGAAGTCAGCTATTGCAGTTGGTCAACAGGCTTAATCGCAAACTGAATACCAAGATGAGGGGTTACAGAAATGTAGCCCCTCTTCTATTTTTTTGTAGTATAATTAATATGGAGGCAGACGCATGTTCGAAAGTAAAACAGTTCTTGAGCTTAAAGCAATTTGTAAAGTACTAGACATTGAAGTAAAAGATTTAAGAAAAAAGGTTGACTACCTTGGTGCTATTGAGGCATCAGGATATACCTGGGAATCTTATCTAGAAAAAGTAGATAAAGACTTTACATATGTTGAAGCGGTAACTAAAGAAGAAACAGAAGTTAAAGTAGAAGTAAAAGAAAAAGTACAGACACAGACTGAAGCAGACGTTGTGTTAAAAATGGTACATCCAAGAAGTGCTTTAAATGTTGCAAATCTTACCACTTTTACTATTGAAGAGCCTTTCAAAGTTTTGTCTGCAGAAAAAGCAGAAGAAATATTAAATTTGGCAAGAGGAGAAGTTAGAAAGGCTACAACTGAAGAGATAAAGTCTTTTTATGGTATTGATTAATGAAAGAGTATTTAACTAGTGACGGAGACCCTTTAGTAATTGAATATAGGGCTCCTGCTGGAACAGATAGCCTAGTTTACGATGTTTATGATACATCTCTTGGGGAATATTTAATTGCAGATCAAGCAGAAAAAAAGACTGCTGTAACAACTCCAGTTGCATACCAGCCATTCCATATTACACTTCCATACGATGTTGTAAAATATAACAGAAAAATTCAAATTAACTTACAGGTAATTGACCAAGCATCTTTTACTGAGGATGTTTTATATGCCTCACTAGTAAGACCATACGCAACTGTAACGGATCTTCAACTAGCTTTGGGTATAACTGGTCAGGCAGATTCTTTAAAAGCCTTAGAGAGAAGAGCCAGACTTATTATTGATTCTAAACTTAGTGATCAGTTTGGATTTACTTATGAATCAATTCAGGCATATGGTCAGGGAAGCGATGTTCTAGACTTAAGAAAAAGAGCTGAATCGTTTGATAAAGTAATTAAAGATGACCAAGTTATCTTTGATTCCACAGAAGATCCTGCAATTAACTTATTCTATAGACCAGTTGCAATTGCAGAAAGTAAAACAAGACTTAAAGTAATTGAAGAAGGTGCCAACCTATTTGAGTGGGCAGAGCCAACAGTCCTTGCCAATGAGCGTGGATTTGAAAAGAACAGCCTTTATACCGTTCGTGGAGAATACGGATGGAGATTTGTACCCCTTGCAATCAAAGAAGCAACTATTATGCTTGTAGAAGATATGCGTTGTGGGGACTGGAGTTATAGAAATACAGGACTAAAGTCTGTAAAGAATGACGCATTTGATTTAGAGTACAATCCAAATATTTATTCTGGAACTGGAAACCTAGCAGTTGACTCATTAATTGCACCTTACAAGAACTTTAACTTGCTGGTGATTTAAATGACATGTGTCGCTAAATCAGCATATACGATGACCGCAGACATTTATGTAGCATCTATTTCACAAAACTCAACTACTGGATCTATTGTAAAAACATGGTCTTTTAATCAAACTGTTCCATGTTTAGCAAGGGGTATCGTAAGAGCTGGACTGGGAGATAACTCTACAACTGTAAACATTGAAGATTTTTTAAAGGTAACTAACAGCATGGTAAAACTAAGAGCTGGAATTACTTTAGACTCAACAGTTAAGGTTGCAAATATTAAAAATTCAGATGGTTTAGTTATTTGGAAAGAGGGTCCTACATCTGGAGTATCTGGATCAACAATCTTTGAGCCTCGTGGAAGCACTCCAATATCAGATCATCGTGGACACATTGTTGAATATGAAACAATTTTAATTAGACCAGAAGTTCAAAAGTTAAATGGAGTTTAAATGGCTAGAATTGATTCCACAAAAATTGCTTCATTAACAAAAAAAACAAAATTTAAATCTGTTAGAACTGGAGATCTTTCTCAAAAAATTGCAGCAACTGCACACTTTCAGGCGGAGTTAATTAATAGACTATCTAATGAAGAAAAGGTAAGAATACAAGAATATGGGCTAAGACACATATCTAAGTATTTTGAGTCCTATGTAGATCACTTGGCAAGAGTAAATCCAAATAGATATCATCATATTTACGAGCCTGGTCAATCTGGGGACCCAAGGGCAAGGCTGTTCAAATCAAACATAAGTTCTGACAGTAACAAAGCAATTTTGCAGTATAGTTTTTTGCCATCAAAAGTTCCTGGTGATAGCGGTCAAGTATTTAAATCTAAAGCACTTATTATGGAGTCTGGAACTCCAGTAACAATTACTCCAAAAAGAGCTAAATCTTTAGTGTTTGAAATTGATGGAGAGCTTATATTTTCAAAACAAAGTTATGTTGCAAATCCTGGTGGTGTAGCAGTAGAAAACTCTTTTACTGAAACTTTTAATCAGTTTATGACATCCAGAGCAAATGATGTTCTGATTGATCTTGGATTTTATGAAAGAATAGAAAGAGCAATATTATCAGAAACAAAACTCGTACTTCGTAAGATTTCTAGTGGTACAATTTCAAGTATGGCTATGCAAGCAGCAGTATCTGCAGGAAAAATTTCTAAGAGGTCAAGATAATGGCATTAGAGCTTCCAATTCATATTATCAACAAATATCTTTATAATAAGGCAATTGCTGGAACCCAAGAAATTCATAGTGTTTGGAACATTAAAGATTTTCACAACTCACTTTCTAATACAATGAAACCAGCTGGTTCAAGACTCTACTTTGATCAAGCAATTTCAGGAAACCATATAGACCAAATGGGTCCAGAAATAGTTAAGCCATCAGTAAGAATTATATATGACACAGTTTATCCACCAATTAAAGGAACAATGTGGGCTTTAGAAAAAGCACAAACAGTATATTATATTTATGGATCTGAAAATACCGCTAATAATGATGACAACGTACAATTTGTTAAAACCTATATTTATGACACTTTTAAAAAATTTGATGAGTCAGCACAAGATATTAACAATTCACTACAAGCAAGTCAAAACATAAGATTTAAGTACATTCGTGCAGATCAAGAAAGTCCAGATATGGATTTCTTGGGAGATAGGGCTACAGACGATAGGTACATTACTAGCCTTATCCTTACATATGAATATACCAAATCATAAACATCAGCGTGGTATTATTATCTTGAGGAAACGCTGAAAAGCTAAAAATTTAAAATTGGCAGGAGGTGTAAATAAATAAATGTCTTATAGTGCAAAAAATATTATCGTAGGTGCTGGTGTCCTTTACATTGGAAAAAACGCTGGCGAAGAATACGATGAAACAGATATCGCAGCAGCAGGAGTCACCTTAGGTGATACCTCGCCAGCAGCAACATTCACAAACCCATCAAAGGTTAACGATACAAACTGGAGACACGTTGGCTATACTTCAGAAGGTGCAGAAATGTCCTTTGAACCAGATTACGGTGAAGTACAGGTTGATCAACTCCTAGACGTAGCAAAGATCTTCAAGCAAGGTCAGCGTGTTATGTTGAATACAACATTCACAGAAGCTACTCTTGAAAACTTCTTAGTTGCTATCGGTGGTAAGGATTCAGATAGAACAGGTGGATCTACTGCAACAAACGGTGCTCAAGAAACAGTCTTCCTTAACGGTGGTGCTCTTGGATACTCTCCAGTAGAAAGATCAGTTCTTGTAGTTGGTCCTGGACCAGATGAAAAGGTAAAGGCAGGTGCAGAAATTGCTGGACTTGCTGGAAAGAAAGTTGAGCGTCTATATGTCGCTTATCGTGCTCTTTCTATGGAAACAGTTACTTTGGGTGTTAGAAGAAATGAGGCTACAGTATTTCCTGTATCCTTCCGTCTTCTTCCTTCGTCAGCTGAAGCAAACAATGCTCCTGATGGAAACCAGACTTATGGAAAGGTTATTGACCGTGTATACGGTGCATAAACTGCCTAGGTTATAATTTAATAGGTTTAAGGTGGGTCTTAGGACCCACCTTATTCCATTTGTATGAGAAATACTATATAATTAAAAGGAATAACACAGGAGGAAATTGTGGCAACAAAAATTTATGAAAGTATTGACCTAGAACTACTAGACGGTACTGAAGTAACAATCAAACCATTAAATATTAAAAACTTAAGAGAAGTAATGAAGGTATGGGCAACCGCAACTTCAGCAGAAACAGAAGATGAATTTCTTAGTGTTTTGCTAGAGTGCACAAAGATTGCATTTAAGCAATACCATCCAGCATTGGCAAATGATCCAGAAAAGCTAGAAGATGCTTTGGATCTTCAGACAATGTATAAAATTCTAGAGGTAGCAGCAGACATTAGGTTGAACGACCCAAACCTGCTAGCAGCAGCTCAGGAACTAGTTGGTCAGAACTAGACCTAGCTGCTCTAGAATCAGAAGTCTTCCTTCTAGGACACTGGAAGGATTATGAAGAACTAGAAAGTTCTATTTCTATGCCTGAACTTGTGGCAACACTTGAGGCTATCTATAAGAAAGATGAACGAAATCAAAAGTTTTTTGCTGCATTGCAGGGAGTAAAACTTGATGAAGGTTCTTCTGGAAGCTCTGGAAGTGATGCTCCAGTGTCTTACCAAGAAATTCAAGCGAGGGCAATGAAAAAATTGACAGGTAGTGATGAAGCAGCAAGAGCTGTAGAGTACGGGTTTACTTCGGACCTTGGAATGTCATATTCATTTGTAGGTAATGAGTAATGACTGATGTTAGGTCTACGTTTGGTTTTGATGCAAATTTTGGTCCTCTCCAAACTCAAATTCGATCACTTGTAAAAGACATTACTGTACTTAATGCTGCGTTTAAGTCTCTTGACAGTGAAGCCAATAAGGTAAGAAATGCTCGTGCAGGTTCTTTCATGTCCAGTCTTGGAAACGTTGGAGGGTTTAATGCTCAAATTGTAGACCTTACCAGTGACGTAGAAAGATTTGGAAAAGCCCTTCAAAAAAATCAATTAACTCTTCGTCAATACTACAAAGAGGCAGCACAGGCTTACAAAAAAAATAGCATGGCTAGAAGGCTTGCTGAAGATGAAGTAAGAAGAGCACAGTCTCAACTTGTTGGTATGGGGCAAAACCAAAAGGGTCGTCAGCAAGGAATGCTTATCACCCCCCTTACAATTGACACATCTGACATTAATACAAAAATGGCTATTAGCCAAAAACAATTTTCTATCTTTAATAAACTTGTAAATGATGGTGCAACTCAGCTTATTAACTGGGGTAAAAATACACAGTGGGCAGGTCGTCAGCTTACTGTTGGTCTTACTGTACCATTGACAATTTTTGGTGCAACAGTATCTAAAACGTTTAGAGAAGTAGATAAAGAACTTACAAGATTTGCCAAAGTTTATGGTTCAGATCTTGTTGGTGCAAATCAACAAGCAACAAATACAATGAGGTCTCAAGTTGAGCAATTATCAAAAGACTTTGCTGGTAAATATGGTATAGCAGCAAAAGAAACAGCAGGTCTGGCAGCAGACTTGGCAGCAACTGGACTAGAAGGACAAAAACTTTTAGACTCAGTTGCACAAACAACACGCCTAGCCGTACTTGGTGAGGTTGATAGACAAGAAGCAATGAAGGCAACCCTCGCTCTTCAAGGTGCTTTTAATATGAGTACAAACGAATTGGCAGAGTCAATTAACTTCCTTAACGCCGTTGAAAACCAGACATCTGCATCACTCCAAGATTTAACTGAAGCAATCCCTCGTGTTGGTCCAGTTGTTAACTCTCTTGGCGGAGATGTCAAAGACTTAGCAGTTTTACTTGTAGCAATGAAAGAGGGAGGCGTGAATGCAGCCGAAGGTGCAAATGCTATCAAGTCTGGTCTCGCCTCCCTTATCAACCCAACAAAACAAGCATCAATTACTGCAAAGCAATATGGAATTGATCTAGATGGAATTGTAAAAGCAAACAAGGGAAAGCTCATGCCAACAATTATGGCTTTCCAGGAAGCACTTGCAGGTCTTGATCAGTTTGCAAAAGCACAACTTATTGAACAGCTTTTTGGTAAATATCAGTTTGCAAGAATTTCTGCCTTGTTTGATAACCTAAATGCTTCAGGATCACAAACAGTAGAGGTTTTAAAACTTATGGGGGCTTCTTCTCAAGACCTTGCAAAAATTGCAAACTCTGAAATTAGAACTCTTACAGAATCATCAGCTATGCGTTTTCAAAGATCTATGGAAGCAATTAAGGCATCTTTACTTCCAGTTGGTGAAGTTTTAACAAATTCAGTAATTCCTTTCCTTGAAAAAACAGCTACTCTTATTGGTATGCTTGTTGAATATGCAAGTGGTCTTCCAGGACCAGTTAAAAGCTTCTTAAAGGTTGCAACAGGATTTACCTTAATTGCAGGACCTTTGATTATGCTTGTTGGTGTATTTGCAAACTTTGCAGGATACATAACTAAATCTGCAATGTCTATTACTAAGCTTGGTGCCTCACTTGCAGGTTTAAGAACAGAAAAATTTGAAATGCTAGATGACACTCAGCTTGCAGCATCTAAAGCATCAGATGTTCTTGCAAGAGCTTACAATAATCAAAAAGCATCTCTTGACAAGTTAAATTTAACTATGGAAGGATATCTTGCAAACCTAAGAGAAGAAGTTAGGTTAAGCAATAGATTGTTTATGCCTGGTACTACTGCTGGAGGAAGATCTCCAAAAGGTGGAGGAAAGAAAGCAAAACTTCAGCAAGGAGGGCAACCTTACGTTCCTGGAAATGGAGACGGAGATAAGGTTCCAGCACTACTTGAGCCTGGAGAATTTGTAGTAAATAAAAAAGCAGCTAAAAAGTTTGGTCCTATGCTAGAAGAAATTAATTTTAATCAGGCTCCAAGATTCCAAAATGGTGGTCCAATTAGATTAAATCGTGGTGGAGGAAAGCCTTTATTCCTTGGTATGCCAGAAAAGTTTTCAGAAAGAATTGGAAATGTTAGAGGTCTTTTAAGAAAGGCAGATCAAGAAGCAAAAACAGGAAGATTTGCTTCTATGCCATTAACGGAACTTGGAACAAGATCATCTAGCATTGGCGGATTTAGTTCTGCAATTCCAGGAGTAAATGGTGTCTATGAAATTAATGGTAAAAAATATGTTGTTAAGGGTCATACAGATTCTGACTCCGCACTTGTTGAGGCAAGAGGAACACAGTTAACAAGAGACATATTTGGACTAAACACTCCAAATCAAGAAATGATTAAAATTGCACATCCTAGAACTGGCGAGCAAATGTTTGCTGTTAGATCTCCATACGATGAAGCATTTGCCAAATCAACTGGAAAAATTGACCCAGAAGATTTTGCTTCACAGGCATTGGCTTCTATTATTAGAAGAGATAATGACTTACAGCCAGATAATCTTTTTGGAAGAACAGTAACAGATGTAGGATCAGGTTTTGTAGCAAATAGGGCTTCCCAGCCAAGAACAGTTGGTGGACCTAAAACTCCAGTTGAAGAACAAGCACTAATTAATTTCTTAGCACAAAAGGGTGGGGCTAAAAAATGGTTTGCAGAATCAACTGGTGATATTGCAAGAAGCATGACACCAGAAAAATATGAATCTATGTTTTTGGCAAAAATTGATGATGCTCTTGGAAAAACAAAGGGTGCAATTAACAAGCTTCCAAATATGACACCTGCTGAAAAGAAAATGTATCAGGGAATCGTTACTGACTTAGAGGATGCAAGAGGCATTGACTGGAGAGCATTACACGCACATCATTCTGGATTAAGTCTTACTGCTGCTAAGTCTCCAACTGCTGCTGCACTTGCAAAGAAACAAGCAGAGCTTGTAGAAAAAGCTAGACAAAGAGGTCATGCTCAAGGAACTGGCGGTTTGCCATGGGCTTATGCAAATGGTGGCTTTATAAAACTTATTGAAGGTGGATCAGTTCCTGGATATAGTGCTTTAGAAGACCTTATAAAAACAAATGTAAAAACAGGAAGTCAGCTCCCACTTGATGACTGGCTAACTAAAACATTATCTCGTGTTGACAATAAAAAAGATGCAAAAATTATTGTAGACTCTTTAACTAAAAGATTAAATACAGGAACTGGACAAACTAAAACTAGTCTTATCACTAAAGATTTCTTGCTAGAGATTGGTGAAAAATTTAAGTCTTCTAAATCTGAAAATTCAAGAAACATGGTAAATGATCTTGGAAGGCTTACAAGCAAGCCAGGAAGAGCTAACCCTGGAACTGGAAGACCTGCAGTAATTGGAAAAATAAGAAATAAAGAAGATAGCCTTGCAATAATAAATCCAATGGAAGCAGCTATTAGAGCTAAGTTAAAAGAATCAGGCTACTTTAGTGATTCTGATATTGACAGATTTTCTAAGGTTGAAGCTGGTCACTTACAAAAAGACTTAGTTACAATTGATGGTAAAACATATAAGAGATGGCTTCCTCCAAAACTTGCATGGATGCCAAAGGTAGAAAACCTAGCATTTGAATATCTTACTAGAGGTGGTGTAGACGCAGAGAAAGGAAACACCGCAGCGTTTAGAGATGCACTGAAACAAGCTAAAGCAACACCAGCTCAAATTAAATCAATTCTTTCTGGAAACCACCCAGTATCTGGAGAAGCAAGAAAAAAGTTTTTATCAGCATTATCAATTTTAGAATCCAATGGATCAATAACTCCAAAAACTTTAGAATATATTAGAGCAACAAATGCATTAAACGCAGGTGATCCAGCGTACAAAATAACAGCAGGAATTGGCAAGGCAGGAACTGTATACCCAGACAAGGATGATTCTCCAGAAATGAAGAGATATCTTGGATCGGTCCCAGTTGGTGGAAGAGGACGAGTTCCTAGTACCCCAAGAAGAGCAACTGGTGGAGCCTTAACTAAAGAGCAAATAAAAGATCATGAAGAGTCTGGAAAGGTAGTAACAACTAGAAACAACAAGCCAGTTAAAATGGCTAGTGGTCAAGTTGTAGCAGAAGAAGCCTGGGTAGATGCAAAGATGGCTGAAGATGGAATTAGAGATGGGCAAGATATTAAGGCTCAAAAGAAAGCACTTAGAGGACAAAAAGCAGGTGCTGTTGGCGGTCTAGCAATGACTGGAGCATTTATGCTCCCAGCTCTTACTGGAACAAATGAAGCTCTTTCTGGATTTACAAACTCTTTAACCACAGCAATGATTGCCTTATCAGCAATTACTACAATTGCCCAAGTTCGTGGTATTGGTGGAGCAGGAATGAGTGTTGGTGCCAAAGCCAGAGGAATAAAGTCTGGAGCATTTGGAAGTGGAACATCAACCATGGACTTTATTAGAGGTGGAAGACAGTACCCAATTAATAACCCAAATGCCCTTGAAGATGCTAAGAAAAAAGTCGGTGCTGGAAGAGTCATGGGAGGCTTAGCAGATAAGGCTGGAAAAGCTGGCAAAGGTGGAATGCTTGCTAGAGGCACTCTTTCCGCAATTGGTATTGCAACTGGACCAGCTGGAATGGCAGTTCTTGCAGCAATTGCCCTTGGCACTGCAGCGTTTGTTGCTTATCAAAAATCAATTGATAATGCTAAAAAAGCTGGAGAATCTTTATATGCAGAACAAACTAAGGCTGCAGAATATTATGGAATTGAATTACTAAACGTTAATGCTGCAATGGCAGAAAATGTTAAAATTGCAAAAGAGATGGGTCTTGCAGCAGCACCAACTGCAGCAACTGTTGATCCAGCCCTAAAACAATCAATCTTAGAACAAGAAGAAAATAAAAAACTTGTAGAAGAAATTAGAAAGTCTAATGACCCATCATCAATATTCCTTGGTCAATATGGGAAGATGTTGCAGCAAGGATTTAATCCTGAACAAGCAAAAGAAGTTTTATCTGTTTTAGCCCAGGCAAGTGGAAAAATGGGAGCACTTCAAAGTGTTTCTGGAACATTAAATCAAACAGTAGTTACTGGTGCAAACGGAGAAGTAGATGCACAAGCAACTGCAATTAAGGCAACCGAAGCTGTTGGTCAAGCAGCAGTTGGAAATATTAATGCCTTGTTTACCAGAAATATTGCAATGCCAGCAAGAGGCGGAGGGGCAGTAACCCCAGTAATGGGTCCAAACAAATTAACCTCTAATCAAGACTTTGCAAACTTGGAAGGTCAAATTACACAAGCATTTAAATCTGCTCTTATGTCTCCAGATCTTGGCGTAGGATTTGAAACCATGAGTAAGACAATCGAAGCAACATTTAAAAAGGGTGCAGAAACAGGAACTAATCAAGCAGATATTGCATCAGCATTAGGTGAGAGTGCACAGGCAATGGCTAAGGATCTTGGATTTGAAGAGGATAGCAAGTTCGTTCAAACAATGAATGCAGCACTTGACGATACAACTGATAAGGTTCAAGGAACCAAAGATCAGTTCTTGCTAGTACAAGCTGCTGCTGCAGGTATTGATTTAACAACAGTTATTGCAGATGGAAAGTTGGCAGCAGATGAAGCACAAAGACTAAGAACTGAAATGGCTGCAATTGATACTCAGAAACAAATTAACATTACAGTTAATACTCAGATTCAAGATGCAATTGATGAAATTGACAAAGAAATTCAGGTAAGAACAGCATACTACGATCAACTTGCTGCAAACAATGAAAACGCTCAAGAATCAGAAAATGAGCGTACAAAGAATTTTCAGAAGAACATGGAAAAGCGAAACAAGGCTATCCAAAAAGAAATTAAGCAAATTCAAAAAGCAGCAGACGAACAGATTAATGCAAAAGAAAAAGAAATTGATGCAATTGAAGAAAGTTCTGATAAGTACCTAGATGCACTTCAGTCACAAAAGGATCAGTCCTCTTTTGAGAACGATCAAAGACAAACTGCTCTTGGTGGTCTTGGTGCACTTGCAAGTGGAGACGTATTTGGATTCCTACAAGCACAAAATGAAATGGCTGCTGCTGCTCAAGAAAATGCACAACAAAATGAAATTAGCAAAGTTGAAGAAATGTCTCAGGCAAGAATTGACGAGATTGAAAAAACAATTGATAAGATTAAAGAACAGGCAGATTTGGCGGTTGGAAACTTACAAGAGCAACTAGATAAAAATCAAGAGCTTATGGACAAAGAAGGAGAACGCCATGAAAAGAGAATGGCTTCACTTCAAAAAGAAGCTATAAAAATTCAAACAAATAAGTCTGCAGAAATTAGAGCATTTGATGATGCAAAGGGTAAATTGCAAGAGCTTATGGATATGCCAGTTGGAGAAAAACTTGGTAAAGATCTTGGTGCATATGCAGATGCAATATCTTCGGTTGCTGCAAATATGCCAAAGAGTGCACAAGATACAATGAGCAAACTTGCAACATCATTTGGAGATAACTTCCAATCGGTATTTGATGCAGAGTTGCAAAAATCTGCAAAAGAATATGGAGTAAATGCAACAGACCTAAAGACTTTAATTAAAAAAGCTTTGCCTAAGAGTAAGGGTGGGGCTGGATCAGAGAATAGTGGAACTGGTGGATATGCAAAGGGTGGATATGTAACTGGTCCAGGAACTGGAACATCTGACTCCATTCCAGCTCAATTGTCAAATGGAGAATATGTTGTAAAGGCAGACTCAGTTAAGAGAATTGGAAAAGACACATTAGATAAAATTAATAATACAGGAGGAATGGGTATTCCTGGTGGTATTGGATATCGTGTTGGTGGTGCCGAAGCACCAGCATCAGCAGCAGCATTTGCTGGTGGAGTTAAAACAGCAGTTGCAGCAATTAATTCAGCTAACGCTTTAGTTTCTGCAGCAGCAAGTGCAATGAATGAAGAACCAGAAAATTCAGACGGTGGTGGCTCTGGAAGTCCAACATCTATTCCAGAAAAACTTGGAAAGGTGGCAAGAATACTTCGTGGATCCTATGGCATAACTGCAAGAGGAACTTACCCAAGTGGAAATAAGCACAGTTCAAGATATGGAGCAGCCATTGACTACGCAACACCAACTGGAACTCCAGTTTATGCTATGGCTGGAGGACAGGCATCTAATCTGAGCAAGGGCAACAGTTCCTTTGGAAAATATGTAACAATTAAACATGCTGACGGAACAGAGTCTTTGTATGCCCACTTAAATTCACATGGTAAGGGAGGGTCCGTTAGTGCTGGAGACTTTATTGGTGATTCTGGAAATACTGGAAACTCTACTGGTCCTCACCTACACTTTGAGTGGTCAGCACTTAAAAATGGATCTAATCCCCCAGGAATGAGAATTGGTGGAGAAACAATGTCTGATGGTCTTGCCCAACTTCATAAGGGAGAAATGGTTTTAACAAAGCCACTAACACAAACCTTAAAAGATGGAATTGCAGAATTAAAATTTGGTATGCCATCAATGTCTGGCATTTCTCCAGTAGATAGTGGTACAATGGTATCTAACAGTAACGTATATAACATCACGGTTGATGCATCTGGTCCTTCGATGGATCCAAATAGGATTGCACAAAAAATTGTTACGGCTATTGGTAAGGAAGACAATAAAAGAGCTTTTGGAAGGAGTAGTTAATGGCACTAGCAGACTTACAAAAAACTTATAGGAAACCATCTTTAATTATTTTTTCTTTAACAGAACCAATTGCTGGAACTGGAGAAAACTCTGGACAATGGGATTTTGCACCATCAACCCCCTTATACCTAACTGATGATAATAGATCATCTTTATCAATTGTTCCACAAAGAATTGAGTCTAGAAGAAGAATGATTGATGGAACAATGCGTTCTGTTCATGTTGCAGACAAAATGTCTTTTTCTACTTCTTGGGAAGCCATTCCTTCTAGAAAAACTAGACCAACACCTGCATCTCCAGATGGTCTTTCAAATAAAATTACCTCAGATGGATTTGGTGCAGGACAAGACATTAAAGCTTGGTATGATGCAAATTTTTCAGATTTTTGGATGCTACTAGTATATGATGCCTCTGTTTCTGGAAATTCAATTACAAATGTTGAAAAGTATAATGTTTTCTTTGATGATTTTGATTTTACTATTGTAAAAAGAGGACAACACAATGATCTATGGGATGTGTCTATCAGTCTGGTGGAGGTTTAATGTTAACTACAGGAAACTCAGACATAGACAATCTATTTAAAAAATCAAAGACTATTTCATCAAAGCATAAAATTATTGCTGAGTGGAATCATAATGCATACACAGTTGTAGATTATATTGGATCGTACCCCCTAGAAATTGTTGGAGATGGAGTAGAGGCAACTCAAACACAAGCACTTACATTTAATGCTAGTGAGCTGACTGGATGTTGGGATAATGGAGGACATTACTATACTGTAAGTTCAACCCCAAATGATTACGAAGTTGAAGAATTAGAAAGAAAAAAGATAAATTCAATTAGACTAATTACTGAGCCAGAAAGACCAGATCCTGGAATTATTTTTCCAGTAACATTTCCTGCAGCTAGAGATAGAAACCTGGTAGCTGATGCTAGCGAAGCAAGAGCCTACAATATTCTTCAGACAAGTAATAGAATTTATGCGGCAAATGAATCACAGTCTGGAAGATACTGGGTGTCTCCAAGAAGGTGTAAATCAAATGCTACCTACGGAATTGATAGTAACTTTATTGGTGTTTCAAATTCCCTTGGAAAAATGAAAGGTAACAATGTTTTTGTACATTATGAGGAAGCTGTAAGATGCAATAAAATTGTCGTAAAAACACAAACAGTAAATGGTTATGCTAGAGACTTTACAGTTGAAGTTTTGCTTTCTGGAAGTAATACTTGGACATCAATATACAGAACAACAAATAGTACGACAATGAATGATGGAATTTTAAGACTTTCAAGAAAACTTGTTTCTGGAAGTTGGCAGTGGGTTGTAGCTGCTGGTGTAGAAGAAGAGGGAACCATAACAAGTTTCTTAAAATCCTCAACTACAGGATATCAGTCAATTAAGGGAATAAGGTTTTCCGTACAGGAATTAGCAGACGTAAATACAAACGATCCAAAAGAAGACGGAACTCTTGACGTAATTGAGCTATCTCCAAGAATGGTTGTTGACTTATCCTCATACACTGAAGATTTTTCTAGTAGCTCAAATATTGGAGACTCTTTTCTAGGTCTTCCAGTAGGATCTATGGTAGGTGGAGATGGACAGATAAGACTATTTAGTGAAGATAACCTAATTAGTGATAAAAACATACTGTCAATTTTTTATGGAATGCTTAAGCCAAATGTTAAATTTACATTTTTACATGAAGTCACAAGTGGATCTGTAACAAAATATATTCCAATAAATGTCTTGTATGTAAACATTTGGGAAGAAGCAGAAGACTGGTCTGTTACTGCAAATTTAAGCGACTACATGAAATTTCTTAGAGATAAGCCAGCACCAGACATTCTTCTTGGAGCTTTAGACGGAATTAGAGTTTCTGCAATTATTAAAATTTTATTAGACAATTCTGGATTTACTAGATTTTCTTTTAATAAAACAGCAGAAACTAAAGAATATGAAAATGAAGACATCAGAGTTGACTTTTTTTGGTGTAAAAAAGAAATGTCAGTTGCAGAAGCAATTAATGAATTAGCTAAAAGTGCACAGCTATCTATGTATTTTGATCAGTTTGGAATTTTAAATGCATTGACAAAAGAGGCTGTTTTACAAAAAACTGAAACTTGGAACTATGCATTGGTTGGAGACTCTACCGAATTAGACTCTGGAGATCCAGAGTATTTATCAATTAATGGGGTATATGTTTCAAACATTGAGTCATTTGAAGATTCAGTATTGGCTCCAATTAACGCAGGTGAAGTTGCTTATTCTTCTCTTGGAATACCAAAAGGATCTTATGAACTTTTAGATAGAACTTTACAAGGTAATCCTGGAGCGTCAATTTCACAAGATACATCAAAAGTTATTGATGCTGGATATTCCGAAGTTACATTAAATAGAAATATTTCGTATATTCCACAACAAGTTTGGAACCCAGGAAATGATCAACAAAATGCTGCTGAATCACTATTGTCTTGTGGAATTTTAATTAAAGACGTTAAAGCTTCAAGACCAAAAATTATATTGGATGGTTTAACTTTTACAGCAAAAAATAAAAATGATGCTATTAGAAAAGCATTTTTGGGAATGACTCTAGTTGAAAAGTCTTCTTGTCAAATTGTTATTGCAGAAAATGACATGGCTGTTTCATATAGAAATAGGTTCTCTGGATACGTCTACATTGATACTGAACTAATTAAGTTTTATGGAATACTTTATAACATAACTAAACCAGGATATGTAAATGAAGTAAAAATTTACTTTTCTCAGGCTGAAGTAGACTCAGAAATAGCAGCAGCCCCATCTGGATCAAGCTTTGTTCCGTATTCATTAATAGTTGAAATGGATATGGCAGTTGATTCTTATCCAAATTCTTTTTCATCTACTCCAACTGGATATGTTTATTTTTGTAAAAATGATGGAAGAGGATTTAAGGACACAGAAGTTTCACTACATTATTGTGGTCTTGTAGAAAGTAACGGTTGGTCAAAATTTGCAAGCAAAGTATATGCATCTCCAACTGGACAAATTTCAGACTATGGTCAGTCCATGAAAATTATGGTAGACACTGCAGTACCAGACACCTTTGATATTTCAACTAAAGCTGTTGCTTATGGTGGATATGCAAACTTAGCAGGACCACCATCAACTAAAACAGGAACTGGAGCACCAGCTGAATCAATCCAAATTAACATTGCAGACGCTGGTCAACAAGTTATTAGTGGGTTTACAAAAAACACTGGAATTAATCCAACCAGAATTGGAACAAGAATGAATCTTTTTAGTCCAAAAGGAAGCCCAGAAGAAATGTCTGCGATGTCTGACATTGCTGGAATTTGTTTTTATTTGTCTGGTACAACAGCTACAACTGGATACTTTTTAGAAGTTCAGGCTCCTAGCGGAGATTATACTCCAGGAAAGTCTTATCTAGAAAACGTAAAATTTTATAAAGTTTATAATGATGGCGGAACAATAAAGCCAAAGCTTTTAGGATCTGCTGGATATAAAAATGCAGCACCAACAACATTTGAAAGAACAATTTCTATTGCAGATATTGGAAAGTCTGAAGAAGCACTGACAAATGTTTTTTCTTTAGAAGTTCAAATTTTAGACAGCAAAAAAGACTTTATTATTTTTATTAATGGAAAACAGGCTATGACCGCACATGATGATTCTCCACTGTCTCCAACAAACAATATTGGAGTATTTGTAAGAGATGACTCTAATGCTATTTATGATTACATGTATGCAATTTCAGCTCCAACTGGAAGTAATCAATCTCTTTCAGAGTTAATTGGTGATAATGAAAAAATTTACGGAAAAGATGGTGTAACTCTAGTTTCAAAAAATAGGGGAATTTTTTCTCCATTTATTAAAAATATTATAGGATCATCTTTTCCAATTTATTATGATGACTTTGGAAATACCGTAAGAGAAGCAAAATATATTCAAGCTAGATTTAATGAGCCAGCATTTTCAACAAGGTTAATAGAACTTAGTAGGGTTAATCCAGATTACTTTATTAAAGAGTTTAAGAGTTCTTCTTGGGGTGCTTCTTTCTGGGTATATAATTCTTCAAGAAGCTCTGTTTGGCTTGGAAATGGAACAAATTTCCCATTGTTTATTTCTGGAATGGTATTGAAAAAAACAGGTGGCGGAACTGTAGACATTAAAGACTCTATGTCTAATGACCCTAACTCCCAAAATGAATTAGAAATAAATAAAAGATTATATGGTGAGCAATCTTTAAATATATCTGCTGAATATTTAAATAGCTATACTCAAGCTCAAAGCTTATCAGAATGGATTGCAAAATATTCCTCATTTGAAAAAAGGGAAATTAGAGCAAGAATTTTTCCAAACCCATTGCTACAGATTGGAGATAAAATAAAAGTTATCTACAAGTCAAGAGGATTTTCATCTAATGATATTGGGGACAAGACATATGTATTATCAGGAATAGACTATAATGTAGGAAGCAATGGAATACAGATGGATGTATTGCTAAGGGAGATGTTATAATATGCCACCATTAAAACCTGGTAAAATTGTAAATACAAAAGGTCAAGTTGTTAGTGCTCCAGTAAAAAAAACAGAGTCAGCAAATGTTAGAGAAGATAGAGTTCCTCCACCACCTAAACCTAAAGTTACTCAAGGTGCCCAAACACCAGCAACAAGAGCAGCAGCTACTGCTGCAAATAAACTTGCAAAAGATTATTTAGAAGCACAAAAAACTCCAGGATACAAAGGTGTTGGTTCAAACTTCTATGATCCACCCGTTAAAATAACTAAAATTGTTACCCCCACCGCTGAAGAAGTTGTTGATGATCCTGGCACTGCAATACAACAGGTTGTAGCTACACCAGTAGAAACAGTTGTTGCATCAACTGGATTAGTAGATGGAGTAAACTATAAAGAAATATACTTAGAAGAAATAAAACGTCTTGTCTTAAGTTTAGTAAACAATGCAAAATCTCTTTTAATTAGATATAATTTTTCTGGCATAGATAGAGTTCCAGAATCCTACCTAGATTTTGATAGAGAAGCTAAAACAGAAACTCTTTCTTCAAGTTTTTCAAGACCAGAGTCTCCATTTACTTTAGAGCAAGCAGACCTACAAGAAAGGTTTTCAACAGACTTAAATGAAATAAATAATTTAATTAGTGATTTATCTAATAGTGCTGAAAAGGCTAAATATTTTGGTTCAATGAGGGGTGGAACCTTTTTGCCAAGAGAAGTAAAACTCCTTAGAAATGGAAGCGTAGGATACGACATGAGACTAGAGTTTACTTCAATTTCTAATCAAGATTTTGTTGTAAAATGCTATGAAGTATCTTAAAATGGTATAATTCTACTATGTTTACTGGGATATATAAAATTTATTTAGACGGAGAATATGTTGGTGAGCAGAAAAATTCTATCACTAGGGCTGGAAGATCTATTATTTTAAAGTCACTTATGGGATTAGTGCCAACTGTTGGTGGAGAAATACACATAGGTATTGATAATACTGCTAACGGCACACCAGACTCAAACGGTTTAATCCCAAATAATATTCTTGGCTTTGATGTAGCTGCTGCTCCAGTAAGACTTTCATATTTAGATAACGCAGGAAACTTTGACGCAATGATTTTTAAGGCAAGTTTTGGAACTACCGCAACTGGTGGAGAGTCATACAAAATTCATGAACTTGGACTCTTTCCTTCAAGTGGAGTTACTAATGCAGTTTCACTAAGAGATACTGCATTGTTCTCTGGATCACCATTAGATCTTTGGAAGGAGGAAGAAACTACACTAGTACTACCTAGCCCAGTACCAACCACGGCTCCATCAACATCTTGCTACATAACATCAGCACTTACACCTTATTCATTTAGAGTTGGAGACTCAGCATTATTTATTAAATCAGGAGATATCCTAAACATGGCAGACTCCTCAAGGATTTCTTCGTATAACTTAAATATTTATAACTCTGTAGACACCCTTTCCATTGCCTATTCAAAGCTTACTGGAAATACCCCAACAGTAACAATGAAATTTGAAACAACAGTAGATGATTATTTTGTTGGAACTTTTGCAATAACTGGAACACAAACTTATGGAATAGCAAGCAGAACAGTTGAGCAAATGCAAAATGCAAAAGTTGGAAACCCAAGATGGTCAAACATTAATAAGATTACTATAACTTCAGATGCAGACGTTGTTGTTGATGCCATAAGATTTAATAACGTAGATGCCATTGACACTGTTTATGGAATGGTATCAAGAGCGGTATTAAGCACACCAATTGTAAAGGCTTCAAATTCTGTAATGGACATTGAATACTATTTAAGCATGGGATTTAATAAGACGGTAACATAATGGCTAAAGTAGAAGTAAGTATCCCCAATTTAGTTTCTGGTCAAAGATACAGGATGGTAGTTGAGTCAAGAAACAATCCATCTCTTGTTGGACCATCCATTGAATTCGTTGTTCCACCTACCCCAAGATTTTTATCTACCTATCAACCATTGTATAGAATAGTATCAGAGCCTTGGTCAACGACTACTGAAACTACTGTAACTATTCCAGGTGAAACAATTGCTGCTGGATCAATTCAAGCTGGTGGAAGCTTTTCTAAAACTATAACTGGGTGGAAAAGAGGAAGCAACATTTCTCCTCCATATCAATTTTATGTAAATAATGTATCTGGATTAACAAATGGTCAACAGTTTACCGTAAACGGAATGTCACAGCCAGCAGGTGGAGACTACTATGACAGATTAATATACACAGTTTCTGGAAATCCGTCTGGAACTACAGTTGGTGCAACCGCAGTTATTCCAAACCCAGTACCATCAGGATTTACTACATCTTGGAAAAATGCAAAAGGGGCTCCGCTAGTAACTAGCACAACAACTAGTAATAATGGAGTTCTTAATTTTACATTGCCAGCAATACCTGCTACAAGTCAAACTGCTGCAAGTACCGAAAAAACAACAAGTACTACACAATCTGGAACAAAATACCACGTTGATGTCAGTGCACCACAAGAAATTTTAACACTCTTAATTAGTGACGAAACGATGTTTGATGCAATAGTATTCTTTTATATAAAAAATGGATCGTACTACTATTTAAATAATAGCCCAATGAATGTAGATCCTCCATCGTATTCAACAAAACCATCAACAATTTTATTAACAGAAAGAAACGCTAACATTGGTGAACAAAATGAGTCAGTTGCGAGGGACTACAGATTTACTGTGGCTAGATATGAAAAACAGGGATCTTCCTGGGTTGGTTACTGGATGCAAAAAGACGATTCCTATGAATTAATTGGTCCAAGCTTAAGCAGAGTATACTATTCTCAATCGGCGGTAAAGAGTGGCTAACGAATCCTATTCAAACAATCCTGTAAGTCCAAATATCCATAATCTTGTTGGATACTTTAATTCAAGAGAAGACTCTTTTAGAATAATAAACAAGTCAATTGCTTCTTGGTCATTTAATGGTGCAATACCATCAAAAATTTATGATGTTCAGGTATGGAATCCAACTGAGTATAGACCAAACATTGTTCCAGGAGATTTTGTAATTGTATTAGATCAGCTTGGAGAATACGTTGCAAGACCAGTAATTATTGTAGAGCCAGAAGACCCATCAGAGTTTTTTGATATAACGGCTGACCCTGCAACAAGAGTTGTTTATTCAATTACTGGGGCAACCGCAGGAGCTTCTACCGTAACTTATACAACATCAATAAATCATAATTTTACAACAAACACTTTTATAACAGTGTCTGATATATTTCCAGCCCAATTTAATACAACAAAGACTAAAATTACTGCAGTAACAAATAATACCTTTACTGTTTCAAAATCAATAACTGGGTCTTATACTAGTGGTGGAAGTTCTTTTGCTCAAGCCAAATTTAATTCTAATTTAATTATTAAATATTTAAACTCTTACGGCTTAGAGTCAGATTATATTATTCCAACATACCTAGGTTCTGATGGATACCCAGCAAACTATGTAGAAATAATTAGAGAAGACTGGGAAAACAAATACCTTGGATCTTCTGGTTGGATTCTGTCTGGATCAGGAAACTCTATATTTAATAATGTTGCTATTCGTGGAGAAATCACTGCTGACACCCTAGATGTTGGCGGAGGGGAAGGAATTACCTACGATGGAACAACTGTAAGACTTGGAACAGATGTAACTATTGACGGTGATGTAACAGCAACAAGTTTCTCTATTGATGCAAATAATTACTGGAATAGCGATGGTGAATTTAAAGTTGGAGATTCTACTTCCTTTTTGTCTTGGAATCCAACAACAGATCAGCTTAGTATAGATGGAAGAATTACTGCTCAAACTCTTAATGTTGGCGGAGGGCAGGGAATCATATATGATGGATCAACTGTAACAATTGGAACTGATGTAATAATTAATTCTGACCTAACTGTAAGCGGTTTAACGGTTAACGGTCCAAGCTCAACGTTATTAAAAATTAATGATAATGTTTCAGACATTAATAATCTTACGGCAGGAACACTAGTAAATGATGGTCTGTATATTGATAGATATAACTATTGGTATACGGACGGAAGATTTAGCGTTGGTAATGCCGTTGGAACTATTTCTTTTACCACTAATACAGAAGAAGCAGATACATCCCTTAGAATATCTGACAGATTAGTTGTTGGCACAAACTCTTTTAGTAACATTCAACTTGTTGGTGGATCAACTGCAGCTAATACTTTTATTAGAGTTGGAACTGGTGGGTATAACACAGAAACTGCAAGATTCTTTGTTGACGGTAATGGAAGATTTAGCCTTGGTCAAAAACTTAGATACACAATTGCTGACGGTTTATTTGTAGAGGGTGCAATTAATGCAACGTCTGGAACGTTTATAAATACCGTATATGTTGGAAATAACGCAACAGCGTCAAATAACATTCAGCTTATTGGAACATCTACTGCTGCAACAACTGCAATAGGTATTGGATCTGGAACACTTGGCTATAACACGACAACAACAAAGTTTTGGGCAGATGCTTCAGGAAGATTTAGTCTTGGTCAGGGTTTGTTGTGGGATGGAACAAACTTAACAATTAATGGATCTGGAACATTTAGTGGATCCCTTTCTGCTGCTAGCGGAAGTTTTACTGGTGCTTTAACTGGTGGAACAATTAGCATTGGTACTGGAGATGAAATATTTAAGGCAGACTCTAATGGAATTTATTTAGGAGATGCCACTTTTGCAGATGCCCCATTTAGAGTTACTCCTACAGGAGTTTTAACTGCAACAAATGCAAATATTTCTGGAACAATAACTGCAACCACTGGAGCAATTGGTGGCTTTAAAATTGGAACAGCCAACCTATATACTCCAGCAATTCCAGCAACTGGAATTACTGCAGGTATAACATCTGGAACTTCTAACTATACATTTTTTGCAGGAGCAGATTCTGAAACTGGAACAAATGCTAAGTTTAGCGTTACTAATGCTGGTGCACTAACAGCAACCAGTGCTACAGTTTCTGGTGCAATTACAGCAACTTCTGGATCATTTACTGGAACCGTAAACATATTAACTGGGGGATCTTTAGTTGCAGGTACTACAACAGATGGTTTAACAGTATCAAGTCTTGGATTAGTGGGATATGACAATGGGGTTCCAGTCTTTACCCTTCCAACATCATCATCAGAAACACCAACAATTGCAAACTTTAAACTTATTGATACTGCAATTGTTTCAGATGGTCAAAATGCAAATATTATTGTTGGAACAACTGGATCAAGTGCAAGCAATATTACTATTCGTGGACAAGTTGGAACTGGAATAGTTCCTGCAATTTTTACAACCATAGCTGGAACTGCAACCACAGACAGTGCTGGAAACGGATTCTACATTGATAGGTCTGGTAAGTTTAGGCTTGCAGGTGCAAATGGATCTGTAACAATGGATGGTTCTGGAAACCTAACTGTTACTGGAACAATAAATGCTTCACTTGGTAATATTGGTGGATTTACAATTGGAGCCACCTCACTAACCGCAGGAACTGGATCTACATCTGTTGGATTAAATACTACTGGATATCCTTTCTATGCAGGTAACGCAAGTCCAGAATCTGCTCCATTTAGCGTCACTTCAGCAGGAGCTTTGACTGCAACTAACGCTACAATTACTGGTGCAATTACAGCAACCTCTGGAAGTTTTACTGGTGCAGTAAACGCAACTTCTGGAACTTTTTTAAATACTGTAAACATTGGAAACCATGCAACAAATGTATTAAAGCTTACTGGAACTAACACAGCAGCAACTACAGCAATTTCTTCTGGAACAAGCACCTATAAAACTGGTGGAATCTGGATGGATGCCTCTGGAAGATTTAGCCTTGGAACAGAAAAACTTTTCTTTGATGGAACCGACTTAACTATAAGTGGAACTCTTGAGGCTGGAACAATTATCGGATCAACCATCCGTGGATCTGATGTGTTTGCTAACTCTGCTCAAATTGGTGGAAATGCTTATGGATGGATTGCTGGAGCTGGTGGACTATTCTCTGGAACAAAAGAGTCTACATCTTATTTACAGTCTGGATTCTATTCAAATGAAATTCTTGACATTGTTCAAGAAACTCAAGCTGGTTCTTCAAACATAAAAAGAAACTTGTTCTTAAAAACATCAAAGATAACATCAGCTCAGTTAGAGCCAGACGGACTTACAATTAAGTACGTTTCAGACAACTCTTTTTATAAGGGCGAAACTATTAATATTACAGGAGCTGCTGACTCAGATTACAATGGAACAAGTCTAGTAGTTGAGTATGCTTTATCTGGAGAGTTTTATGTAAGAAGAGATCGTACAGGAATTACTCCAACTAGCCTTTCTGGAATGAATGCTACGGCAACATCTCAAACTTCTGTACTTGGAAGAATGACTGGAAACTCTAGATCACCATATATTACATTTGCCAATGATATAAAAAATATTGAAATTGGATATGAACTTTGGGCAGTTACTGGATCACCAACAGCTTGGAACACATCACAATTTGAATACATTGGAATCGTGGCAGAAATTGTTAACAGCAAGTTAATTAAGCTAAGATCTCCAGCACCAAGAACCATTAATAATGAAAACTTTGCAATCAGTTATGTAAATTCAACAATTACAATGCAGTTCTTTAGTGGTCTTCCTGCGGAAGGTAGAAATATATCTATTGAAACTCCTGGGGAATCAGAGTACGCTATGTCTGGAATATTTGCACAGCCAAATATTGATAATGACAAAATTGTTACAACTAAATCTTTACCACCAATTTTTGTTACTGGAACCTACACCCAAAAACAATTTTCTGGCTCTCCATGCTTTTTATCATTTTCAACAGGGTCAAGAGATAATGTTAGGTTAAATATAAAAAGAATTAGTGCTTTAAAAGAACCAAATGAAGTAGATCCAGAAAGTCCATTTTACAACGTAAAGATATATCTAGATATTGCAGATGAAGATCAGGTTTCCGTTGGAGATAACATATTACTATCAAACATACCTTTATTTTATGACGTACTGTACTCACTTAACAACAACTACTTCCCAATTATTAATATGACACAAGAGTTAATTAGCGGTACAACATATGCAGTACTTGAAGTGTATGCTGACGGATACCTAACTTTTGACACCAATCCAAGCCCTGTTATTTTTTCACCATATGACGTAGACTCTTATGAAGTAGTAAACAATGTAGTAACAGTAACTTTAACCAGCAACCATGTATATTCTGTTGGTCAGGTAATTAATATACCAACATTTAATGACAGGGGATATATTGATAATGACTGGACAGGTCAATATGTAATATCTGCAGTTCCAGCATCAAATAAAATTAGCTATCAAAAAGTCCTTCCAAATAGCATTGATCAGACAGTTCCTGGAGATTTTGATGTAATTGCATTTTCATATCCAGCCGTTGAAATTTATAATAATACTAAAAACTATGCAATGTGGGTTGGAGCAATATCTCCAGACGAGGCTCCATTTAGCATAGATACTTATGGTCAAAACTTAAAGGTTAAAAATATTGAGGTTACTGGAGAGGTAAAGGGATTTTATTCTGATATAATTGAACTGGACGATTTTTCAGGAAGCTTTGATGGAAGAAACAACGCCTTTGAAGCTAGGTATAACCAGAAACAATTGGTCCTAGACAATCCTCTAAGGCTTGTCATATCTCTAAATGGAGTAGTGCAGTCAGCATTTATTCAAAATAGAGAGTATGTCTGGCAAAGTGGATTGATGGGATTTAAAGGTTACACTGTAGATAATGGTAGAGTTAAGTTTGCTGAATCACCGCCACACGGATCTATTGTTAATGCAAGAGTATTCCCAGGACCACAAGTTAATAAAAAGACTAGGATCTATCCGTTTAAAGCGGTAGACGTAGCTTTAGGATAAAAGGAGAAATTTACTAAATGGCAAAGAAGGTCTTACTAGACACCTACTACACATTTTCACCATCAACAGACACAGTGGTGATTCCAAGAGTAATCCAGAGAGAAAATCTCATGTTGATTACAAATGTTACTACAAATCAGGTGATCTATAATTTCTCCGATCCAGAGCTAAGTGCTTTATCATATTCAGTAAAAGGTTCTTCTACTGGATCAACAACTACAATTACTTTAAATTATGACTGCTCACAAATGCTTTCAACAGATAAGCTTCAGGTTATCTATGATGAGTATGATGAAAAAATTACTCCATCAGACAACCTAGTTGATGCAGTAGCAAAGATGCGTGTTGCAACACCCCAGTCTTTAATTGACACAGATTTTGAATATGGTGTGCAAGGTTCAAAATGGGAGGCTCTTGCTCTTACCCATAACTATCCATCATTTTTCTCAAAAGGATCTGGTGGTAACTCTTTAGAAATTTCAGATTCTGTTTCAAATGGTGGTTTAACTGTTAGAGACAAATCCAGAATTTCTGTTCTTACGGTAACAGCTCACGGTCTTGCAAACAATGATGTTATTAGTGTCCAAGAAAGCTTAGATGAAAATGCAGATGGCACCTACCCAGTAACAGTTCCATTACAACTATCATTAAGTGTTGCCACAACTGGGGGAATTTTTACAACACAAGGAAACCTAGCACATAATCTTGTTTCCAACCAACCAATTATTTTTAGCTCTGTTGGCACAGCCGTTGGCATATCTGCAGACACTAAGTACTACGTTACATTTACTGGACTAACATCAACAACTGCTTACCAATTTAAAGTTAAAGCAGCAATTGATTCAACAAGCACAGTAACAATTTCCACTGCAGATACCGCCAATGGGGTAAAAACAGATAATACAAAATTGTTTTACTATCTTGCAAAAGCAAGGGTAACAGCTGGAAGCACCAAAGATGATGTTTTAACATCTATGATTCCTGGTGGAATTTTTGACAATGCTCATATTCCTGGAGGCATTACTGGAAGCCTAGACAGATTTTCTATTTCTGGATCAGCAGGTGGCACTACTGGAATCCTAAATGCTCAAACTACAATAGAAACTCCTGATCCACATGGACTAGTTCCAGGAACACCAATTTTAATTAATGGAGTTTCTTATGCTGGAGAAACAACAGTTACTAATAAGCTTTTAGCATCAAACGTTGCAACCCTAACAACATCAACAGATCATGCTTACCTAGCTGCTGACACAATTAGTGTTTCTGGAGTAGACGCAACATTTAATGGACAATATACAGTAAAAACAATAGGTGCTATTACAAATAAAGCAATGACTACTAATACAGCAACACTAACATCCGCAGGTCATCCATTTGTAATTGGAGACAAATTAAATATATCTGGTGTAGACGACACGTTTAACGGCTTAGAGCTTGAAGTTACAGCAGTTGCCACTAATACTTTTTCGTATGTCGTTCCTGATGGCGGAAACGTAACTTCTGTTGCAGTTTCACCTTCTGGTGCAGCAGTATATTCAGCAAAAGTTAGTTACGACAAAACTGCTACGAATGTTACAAGCGTTGCATCTTCAGGTTTAATTGGAAATGTTGGTAACGGCACAACTAATGATCTTGTTACTAACATTAATGGATCTTGGATTGTAACATCTGTTCCAACACCAAATACTTTATCGTTTACTAGATCTGGTATAACTAAGGCTTTCCCAACTGGAGATGTAAATAGTTCTGCAATTTTAGTGTGTAAGCCAGACGCATATATTAGACACACAAGCTCTAACGGTGGAGTTGAGCTTTCTACAGTAAACAATGTTACTGGAATTAAACAAATTCGTCAAACAAGAAAAACTTTTAGGTATCAATCTGGTAAGGCAATTCAATTTTCAACAGGTGCTAAATTTACACCAAGCTATGACATTAATAGCATAACTTCTGACGTATCAAGTGGTGCAGCAACAATTTCTGTAACAACCGTTCAAGATCACGGCATGCAACCAGGTGCAAGAGTAAAGGTTGAAGGAATTCAAGTTGTTGGTGGAGACTATAATCCATTTAATGGAGACTTCCTAGTAACTGACGTTATTAATCAAAATACATTTGCATACAAGACAACAATTATTCCAGGATTTACATACACAACAAACATGAATCCATCTGGAGAAAACTCAATTGTTACTGTTTCTACTTGGGCTGGAGCTTGCACAAGAGTTGGTCTGTTTAATGAAATGAACGGACTGTTCTTTGAGTATGACGGTCAAAAGTTATGGGCTTGCAAGAGATCTTC